GAGCCCATCTGACCGCCGACCTGCTTCCAGTCAGAGATATCAAACTCTGACAGCGCAGTCTCGTCCCGGACCGCTGCGATCTCATCAGCCGCGATCGACTCAGCAGGCTCAATGTCAGGCTCATCGGTCTCAGTATCAGCGTCAACGCCATCACCGGCGTTCGCCACGTCGCGCAGAATTTCGTCCGTGTCGAATCCCTGAATCTGCAGCGCGTCGCGAATAGCCTCGACGGGGATCTGTGCAGTGTAACCCTCGTCAAGCGGGTACTCAAACGAGCCAAACCCGGTGCCATCCTCGACACCGGCGCGAAGCTGCTCGATCAGATCGTTCGTTTCCCACATCTCCGCAAGATACAGAGGGCTATCCGTAAAGCCTTCCGGAACCCCCTCATAGTTATCGCCCTCAGGGTACTCAGGCTCATACGTGTCAGGGCTAACGTCGTGGTAACCTTCCGGCATCTCGACGTATTCATTCTCAGACAGCAATGACGAGTAATCGCCATTCGCGTTGTACCGCGCCCACTCTGGCGTAGTCATCGGGCGAAGATTAACGACGTACGTATCCTTGGTTTCGCCACCGTACGTAGGCGCGGTCTCCTTTGTCACCGAATCCACGACGTACTGGCCCCAGACGACATCCTCGTGCTCGTGGAAGAACCAAGAAAGACGCTCGATGTTCATTGACGTAGCTTCACCGGCGTCCAGTCGAAAAACAACACCCGCCGTGTTATCATCTGACTTAAAGTTACGCTTCGCATACGAATCAGCGGTCGACTCTTCCCAGGTCCAGCTAGACGGAGCAAAGTTAATAACTGAACCCTCAGTCGTGTACAACTCAAAGTCTTCGTCAAAGATCGACATGTCAACGCCTCGGAACACCGGCCTCTGATTCGCTGACGCGCCAGCGGCAAGGATTTCCGCGAACGCACGATAGATTTCAGAGCCTTCCTCACCCGCCGCGAACGCGCTCTTTGACTCCTTAAAATCGTCAATACTGCCAAGCTGCTTGTAGATCTCGCTAGCGAGCGCAGAAACTGCGTTGTAATCAGAATCGTCAATACCGCTGTAGTCCGCGAGGGCTTTAGCCACTTCCCTTAGCCCAGTGCTGACTACTCCCCCGTCCCCATTGTCGATGTGCTGGAACAGTCCCCACCAACTTGCAATAAGAGCCTTATCGCTGTCGCTTGCCGTGTCGCTCATCACTCCAGCAAGCGCTGGCGCCAAGAACTCAGCAATGGCGGCGCGATTTGCCATAGCCTCAGATTCATCGGCGGGGATCGGAAGCTGCATCGCGAAATTGCGAAGCTCACGAACACCAGGCTGGAGCTCATCGACATCGATCGCGGAGATTTCCGCCGCGATATTAAGCTTCTCGAGCTGGCGCTGGCTAACGTAGACATCAGGCTCGGCTTCCTCTACGCTTTCTTCCTCGAGAATCTCGTCAAGCTCATCGGCAACAACCTCTGGCTCCTGCTCGCGAATCTCAGCCAGCGGCACGCTGCCGCCTTCGCCGCGCGACTCGTTGAGTGCGTCACGGTTCTGCGAATCACCAGCGCGCGAGTCGTACATGTCCGCGACAAGCCCGTCAATGTCAACACCGCGCTCCTGCAGCGCCAGGTACAGCGCCTCGGCAGGGACGTACTCGTCGCCGCCGTCAAACGCGAGCTTGCCCGAACCGGTCGCCGTGTTATTCGTCTTCTTCTTAGGCTTCGGGCCAGGCTTGCTCTTCTTAGGCTTCGGCGCATCCTCGTCATCCTCGCTCGGCTCGTCGTCGAGCTGCTCAAGGAATGAATCAGCGAAACTCTTATCGTTGACCAGCGCCTCGGCAAGCGCCTCGGTCAGCTGCTCCTCGCTGAACTTCTGCGCAAGAACACGCGGGTCATCAGTGTAATCAGCGCTATCCTCGTCAACACGACCCTCGGGCTCAAAGAAGTCCAGGTTCATCTTGTACGCGCCCTCAGGCACGTTGACGAAATCAAAAGACTGCGAAGACGCAGGCGAGGGCGGCTCTTTCGCTTCAGGTGCGTCCGGCAATTCGACGATCGACTCCGGCACGCTCGGCTGCGACGAAGAGGCGCCCTCCTCCGCAAGAGCTTTAACCTCGGCGAGATCAGAGCTAACCTGCTCTTCAACGTCCTTAGGCTTTCCAAGAGGGCGATCCTTAACCCATCGCCCTCTACCGTCTAGAGTAAACCCGAGCTCTTCCATCTTCGCCGGGTCAAGTTTTTCAGCCTCAGGGCCGTCAATGATGATTTGACCAGGAACTCGACCGCCGGGGTATCGCTGACCGTCTTCAGTAACCTCAAAACTAAGTCCGGGGAAAAGCTTACCCTTAGCTTTACCTCCAGAAGTATCTGGGTTAAAAATCTTGTCTAGTTTTTCAGCGGCGGACCTAAGCTCTACCGCGCGCTTCATGTCCAAAGCGTCGCCGGAAATAACTTTGCCATCGGGTCCGATGAAAGACATGCCACCGCGCTCGATGTCATACATGGTCTGACTTATCGCGCGCGCCGCCTTGCGATCTTCCGCGTCGAGGTTAGCAGCACGGATCTTCTTTTCGCGATCCATAGCCTTGAGCCAGGCCTTGAGCGTCTCTGCATCGCCAGGGCCTAGTGACGCTTCGCCAGCTTCTACCTTTTCCTTGAAGTCATTAGCTTCATTGATCGCTTCTTCAATTTCTTCATCCGACATCTTTTCAAGATCAGGGAAGCGCTTGTCTCTCGACAGGTACGGATGCTGCTCGGACTCCGGCGCTGATTCGGCGCCGGGCAGCTTGGCGATCTCCGGCTTATTCTTAAGCCCGCTCAGCGCATCGTCGGCCTCACGAGTCGCGTCCCAGCGATCCTTCTGAAACTTCTGCGGCAAATCAACGTCGCCCGACGTCGCCAAATCGTTCTGCGCGTCGCTCCATGTTTCATCGTCGCTCAGCGCCTCAGACACGGCATCGCGAGATTCGCCATTGCGAACCATATCCACGATGCTCGAGTCGACGCCAACCTTCTCAAGCGCTGCAGCCATGCGCTCACGAGACTTGTCATAGCGCTCCTGAGCAATATCGGGCAGCGCCGCCTGTACGCCGTCCCAGTTATAGAACGACCTGCCTTCGATCTCAAGGGTACCGTTAGGGCCCTGCTTAACACGGACTGTGTCGCCGTTCAGATCAGCCGTAAACTCGAGATCGTCAATGAAGTCCGTCGACCTCTTATCAAACGACGGAGCAGCGTCCGGATTCGACTGCTCGGCCTGCCACTGCGAACGCTCCTCGGCACTGCCAGGCGCGTCAAGCTTCCGCGGGCTATCCGCCGTCTCCGGAAACTCCGCGCTCCAGTTGTCAGGGACGCTTCGGCCAGACGCATCGACGCCACGAGAAACCTGGTCCTCGAGATCGGCTGTGCGCGTGTAAACATGCTTATCGTACTCAGCCTGGCGCTTCTTCGACCAAGCAGCGACCTTCTCAGCAGTCGCCGCATCATCAATCTCCGCCTTAGCCTTCGCGTCAGCGTCCGCGGCCTTCTTTGCGTCAGCCGCTACCGAGTTATCCTCGACGATGCCGAGCGTGTCCGCCCAGTCCTGCGCGTAGCCAACAACACGCTTGCTACCATCCGTGGAGCGAATCTCATAGAGAGGAAGATCCTTATTCCACTTACCAGACGGGTCAGCACCACCGCCGCGAAGATCAAACGTGCCCGGATTCTTCTGATTAACGCCGCCAGCCTTGTTGACGCGGGCGCCAAGTTCCTTGTCGATCTTGCTGTAGCGCGCGATTGTGTACTCATCGTCCGTGAACACGTCAATACCATCACTGGACGCGCTCTCGTCCTTGCGCCATCCCGCGGGCGCGCCAACCATCTCAGGAACAACAGTCTCGAAGTCACTCGTAATCGCGTCATCCGGCCCGTCACTATCGACGCCGTCTGGCAACGCGGTATCCGGCAGCATTGCCTTCGCGCCCTCGGTCTTGTTCGCGGGCACGCGAACAACTGAGCCGTCCGGCAACTGTAGATCAAGACTTGACCCGTCGTTCGGGTAGCCGACAACACGACCAATCGTCATCTCCGAGCCGCCGCCAGGCAGACCCATGCGGAAACGCATCGGCGCGCCCATCTCCGCGAACCGGCCCTTACGGTCACGGCGCTGTGCACGAGCGCGCGCCGAGCGCGCCGCACGCGAGTTACCGTCAGCGATCAACGCCTTGAGCGGGTCTCCAACAACAAACACTGCGGGGACAGACCCGGGAGGTAGCGCGGCCAGACGGGCACGAGCGTGATCCGCCTCGACGCTGCCCGGCTCATACGAAAACGCCGCCGCGACCAGCGGTCGAGCATCAGGAGCAATCTCCGGGTCAACGCTCAGCCACTGCGCCTGACTGCGACGCAGCGCCGATGCGGTCATCGCGTGAGGCGCCGTCGAGGAAGGGTGCCCAACCGGCAACAGGTCAGTGTTACGAGGCTCCACACCCTCTCTAGCCCCGCGAGCAGCCAACGAAAGAAACGCCGACAGCGCCCGAATCGCCGCTAGGCGACGAGCCTCAGGCTCAAGAGTGCGGAACTCGTCCAGTGCCCGGTTCACAACGCGCGCCGCGGACAAGTACGTCACCTGGCGTTCAGGCGCGATCATCGCATTGTTGTCACGAAGCAGAGACAGCACGTCACGGCGCAACGAGGAACGCTTAGACGGCGAGAAGTTCTTCGCGCGGGCAGGATTACGCGAACCAGCCTCGACAAGACGGTCGATCGGGCTTCTCACTGCTCGACTCCTTCAATGCGTGGTAGCAAATCCGCGTCCCGAGAAACACGACCGCGGCTAGCGAGTTCGTACGCGCGACGATACGGGTCATCGCCGTCGCGTACAGCGCGCTGCCATGACGCGCGCAAAGGCTCAATCATCTCGTAACCCTCGCCAGAGAACTCGGCAAGCGCGAAGATCGCCTGCTCAGGGCTGTCATAGTCCATTGGGTTCAACAACGTGACCTCAAGCTCGGCCGCGTACAGATCCGCGCCAACCGCGGCGACAATAGACGCGGTTGACTTCGGGTGTGCCGATGGCAACAGGTCGTTATCCTGCACGTAACTCGAACGCGCAGGGCGCCCGGAACGCAACAAACGCAGAAACGCATTCACTCGAGCCATCGCCCATGCGTCGCGAGACACTCCAGGGCGATGCGAACTCGAGTACGCACCAGCACCACGGCGATACACAGCCTTAAGCATACTCAGTGTCGCGCGGCGGCCGTCGCTAGCTGTCGCGTTATGCTTTGTCACCTTGCCGCGGAGCGTGTCCTCGGTCTTCTTTGAAAACTTAATCGACCGCGCCTTACCACGCTGCGCAGAACCGGGCGCATTGCGTTTTGACCCTTTAACGCGATCCTTCTTAGGCGCAGGGCGAGATGCCGCCGCAGAAATCGAAATCTCGATCTCAGTCTCGTTATCGTCATCGTCGCCCGCGCACTTCTGACAGTCGCAGTCCTCGGCGCAGTCGCAACCGGCAGGTTTCCCTGGGCAATCGCACGACGCGGACAAACACGGGCAATGCTTAGGTTCGTCGTCATCGTCTGACTTACCAGACATGTTCACAACGCCATCAGGAATCACCGCAAGGCGGCACTTACCCTCCGGCTCAACCTCACGGGCAATAATCCTGCACTCGGTACCGCCGAGATACAGCACGCAGTTCGCGCACTTAACACCAATATTCGCGTCCTTGTTGATCTCCGCCGGTGCATACGCCGCGTAGATACCCGTGCCATCCTCATTGAACTTGCCATACTTCTCAGCAATCTCAATAAGAGCCTTAGCCATCTCCTGCTCTTCTGGCACGAGTTGAATCGCCGCGGTAATCGCGTCCGTGACCTCGTTACTCGGGAAGGAGCTCATCCGCGCCCTCTCCAGTTGACTCGGGAGCCGCTGGGCTCACGGTGTCAGCGGGTGATGGCGTCGTTGTGTCCGTAGCAGGCGACGCAGGCGCGCCACCCTTCAACATTTGCTGAACCTCGGGTGGAATCGGCGCCGGCGAGGCAGCCTGCGAAGCACCGCGTGCCGCGTTCATCATCTCTGGCGCGATCGCGTTCAACATCGACTCGACAAGCTCAGGCAGCATCTGCCCCTTCTCGAGCATCATGCGCAACGCGAGCTCATTCGGCGTCGGGGCGTCCGCGTCCGAGAACCCGTGTGCGCGGCGCCACGTATCAAACGAAACCGCGTGGCGATCAAAGCCCATATCCGCGTCAGCCGCGCGATCATTGCGAGTTGCCACAGCAGTCGGGTCATACCAGACCACAACCTTCTCGACGTCGCCGGGCGACCAGCCCTGCGCGAGAAGATACGGCCGCAGGTACATAACCGTGAGCGCGTCAACAATGAGAAGCATCAACGGCTCAATATGAGCCTTGTACAGGTTCTCGTCAATCTGCATCGCGTTGCTGTACTTCACGTTCGCGAGACCGGTAACGACATCCTTCGGAACATCGAGCCCCTGCAGAATACGCTCAAGCACGCGATCCGCGCGCTGCGCAAGCGCCGGATCAAACGACCGCTCAAACTTGAACTGCTTAATCTTGTCGCCAAGCTCCGCAGGCCCGCGAATAATGAGAGGCACAACAGCGGACGCGGAGTCCTCGTCACGAATTGGCGTCGTCATCGCGTCGATAAGCTGATCCTCGAACTCGTCCGCGGCCTCTTCAGCGGTAATACCCGGATTCAGATCAAGATCATCATCGTACGGGTAGTCAGGGTCCGGTGACGCGGCAACCGAGAGACCGTCCGGCAGATACAGCGCGCCAGCATTAAGACGCGAGCGAGCAGTAGCCCGGAATGTGCGATTCAGTAGCAGAAGCTCCGAGCACAGATCGAGCAGCCCGCGCAGGCTTGAGTCCGCCTCGTCCGAATAGCGAGGGTGCGGACGCCAGATACGACCAACAAACGCCTTATTCGGAAGCTGGAACCCTCCCTTATTACTTGACATGCCGCCACCGGCAAGATCGCGGCGAGGAGTCACCATGGTGCCACCGCGCGGATCAACGCTCAGCTCGTCCGTGGAACGAATATCCCAGGTCTCCGGCAAACCCTGCCCGGGACGCTCAGGAACCTGCACCAGGTAACACTCGCCGGTCACGGACAGATTTAGCGCCGCGTCACGGAGCAGGCCAGGCTGACCACCATACGCGGAGTTCAAACGCGCCAGCGCGCGCTGAGCCGCGCCCGCAAGCGCTGGATCCAACCGAGCATCCGAATCGACAGGAACCGGAGCGTCCGACGGGTCATTCGTCACCGCGGCGTACAGGCGAATTCGAGAGATGACCGAGGCAACCAGATTGAACGCGTATTTGACCTCGCCAATCGCGTCGTAGTACTCCCACGCCTCGGTCTGCCAGGCGGACGCGGCCGAGGCCCGACGATTCTTAAACTGTTCAACCTCGCCCTTATCGTTGATCTTGATAATCGCGGCGGCGGCGGTCAACGGGCGATAGACTGAATACGGTGGAATCTCCTGAGTTGACGAGAACACCGCGAGCGGGCCAGCCGAGGCAACAACCGGAGAGGTCACGGGTGTGAGCGCGGACGATGCGCTACGAGCGCGAACGCGAGAAGACGACCGATCAGCCGCGGACGAATCGTCCCGCGAGAAAATCCCCACGAACTAGCTCCTTGTCGTCGTCACGTGCAGGAACGGAGCGAGGCGGTTCATGCTCATACTATGAACCGTCACGCGCGGCCAGCAAACCAATCACCGCGCTGATCGCGAAAACTACCGCGACAACCGTGGTTGGCCCTGGAACCATAATATAGGCGATCACGAGAAGTGATGAGACCCAGAAACCCGTGCACCACGGGCACGTGAACAAATAGCCGATCCCTCCGCGCTCCGGCGGGCGATGCCGCCATAGCCATTCCCGAAACCCGTCAAGAACGTGATCCCAGAGTAACAACCGCGTGATGCGATATCCGGCAAGACCGAAAATCACGAGCGCGGTCAAGTAATAGATCGGCGTCCAATCGGACGAATAACCTGTGATCACAATGTTGGGTCCTTAATCGAGTTGAGCGTCTTATACGGATTCCACGCGCGTAGCCGGCTGCCACAGCCGCAATTATCCTGCCGGCGAAACGCGAGACCCTTACCAGACTCCGTCAAGAGCTGAGAATCAACGTCACGGGAACCAGAAAGATTCACCGCGCGCACACCCTCACGAAACACGAGCTGCGGCCCGTTGCCCGCAACGCCGTCAACCGCGACAAGCACCAGCTCCTCGAACACGATGATCCGCGCACGATCAACGCCCATCGCACCGGAAGGGCGCGAAGAACCCGTGCCCAGCAACGTGTAATCGCCAAAGGAGCCAGACGGAGCCGCGACAACAATCGCCGGAAACACGTCGGACACAACCTTCACCGCAGGCACCCGCTCACTTGCTCGAGATCTCAAACATCTCCCACCCGAGAAACGCTCGAGCAAGAGGAATCGGAACAATCACCGGACGGGACTCAGTCGCCAGCGCGACACCCGCCGCGTTCGCGTTCAACCAGTATGAGACGTCATCACCGGACAACATCACCGCGCAGCCAGCCGTTGATGGCTCGCGGCGAAGCGCGACGAGCGGACGAGCAAGAGGGCGACCCGTACGCTCACCCGTCACCGCGACCAGGTACCGAGCACGAGACGAGAACGCCGCTCGAGGATTCGTCCACACGATCACTCCGAAATCGGCCTCCTCGAGCGTTGACATCTCTGGGCGCTCCCTTTCCGGTTCATTCGCGCGGAGGCGCGAGGCATACTGCTTGTCTTACTAAATTACTTGACTCGAACAGACATCGCGCGGTACGTCACGCCAGCCGCGTTCGCGAGCGCGCGAATCGGCACGCCATGCGAGTGAAGCTCCCGACACAGCGCGGTCAGATCCGCGTGCGCCTGCCCGATTGGCGAATTCGGATTCGTCCGCGCCCGATACCGACGCGCCACGGGAGCTAAAGCTGCAATTCGCTGCCGCGCGTGCTCAGGAATACCCGGTGCAAGAGAACGCGCACGAGACGGCACAGGCTGAGAGGATGACGGCGAAGGAGGCGGAGGAGCGGCGACAAGCGGAAGATCCTCAACAGGGAGTGTGCACGCGTTGATCCAGGAGCGCACGGTGGTGCGAGCTCGCGGCGGAGAAAACGCGTCACCGATACTGCTCAACGACCAGCCCGCCTCGTACAGCGCGCGAACACGCGCGTGCAGTCCGTCGCTTGACAGCGCGGCGAGAACTTCGCACTCGGAGGTTGGTAGCGGCGCACGGCGTGCAGATGTGCGGGTGCGCTCGATCACCGAGTCACTATATCACTCCGGGCGCGCAGTGTACACAGGCGAACATCGACGCGGTGACGAAGAGTTGTACAAAGAGGGGGACGAAGAGTAGGTTTAGGTTAAGTGGCTTTGGCGTGAGAGAGCGATATTGTATATTTTGAGGCGATAAGAAAACACTTCTAAAAAGTAGCGGCCTCCTGCACTTAAGAAAACTTATAAGAAAACTTATCTAAGTTTTCTTATAAGTTTTTCCATTGATGAATTCTAGTGGCGAGCTGGTCGACCTGCCTGCCTACCTTCCTGCCACCTTCCTGCCACCTGCCTGGCTATTAGTCTAGTACTAGTCCTTGCCTTGGCTTGTGCCTTGCGCCTGGTTTGATGGCTAGGTTTAGTTGAGCTTGTCAGGTTGCTTGTGTGTAGTAGCTGGGTGTAGTCGATTGGGTGCAGCTACGTTAGTGCTAGACTAAGTGCGCGTGCCATGGGCTAATAGCAAAGTGGCACCCACCCCCGGTGGATGCCACTTCGTTGTGTGCTGGTTTGCTGGTGTTAGACGTGGACGACCACGATCGGGTCGCCCTTGAAGATCGCCTGGAATGTTTCCTCGTCGACGATGCCTGTCTCCTCGAGACCAATGGCTGCTTGGAAGGCGGCTACGGCGCCAATGGTCAGATTGCCATAGTACCCGTCTCTGTCGTCAGCGGCCTGCGTGAAGCCGAGCTGGTACAGGCGACGCTGCAGATGATGAACGGTGAGGCTCTTACGGTTATAGAGGTTCTTGACGATGCACTTGTCGAGGTACACGTTGTCGCGACTTCCAGTCACCGCAGCTGCGTATACCGCATTGTCGTCGGCGTCGCTAGCTAGAGACTGAGGCTGCGACTGTGATTCAGGCGCAGGCGCCGACTCGTGGGGCTCCGGCTCACCGTCGACCTCAAGAGCTGGGTCGGGGTCCTGGGTGTCCACGGGCTGTGGGTCAGGCCTGTGCTTGATGCGAGGCTGGGGTCGCCCTACCTCAACCGCGTCAGCCTCGACCTCAGCCGCAGCCTCAGTCTGGTCTGTGGTGTGCTCGTTCATCCGCGCTTGCTCACTCTCGTCGGCGGTGTCGGTGCGTTCGTTGTTGATGGTATCGAGCTAGAAACCGAGGTATGCTCGAACTTTGTTCCAGGTCTGCCGCATGCGCCCAGTGGGCTTGGGCTCGATTGGAGCTGGAGCTGCTGCCTTCTTAGCTGTTGCCTTGCGAGGCGCGGCTGCCTTCTTGGTGGCGGCTGGCTTCTTAGCTGCTGGTTTCTTTGCCGCAGGCTTCTTAGCTGCTGGCTTGGCTGCTGCTGCCTTCTTGGGAGCTGGCTTCTTGGCGGCCGGCTTCTTGGCGGCAGGCTTGGATGCCTTAGGGGTTGCCACGGTTCGAGTGTCCTCTCTGGTTACCGTACTGCTATTGCTTCAGATTATACGGTCACTCGAGCTTGGTGAGGCTTTGTGAAGCTGAGTAACGGTTTGGTAACTGTGGCCGGCTGAGTGCGAGCTTGAACTCGAGTCATGGTATAATAGTTCTATCAGCACGGCCCAACGACGAAAGGACAGGACCATGGCACAGACCACCAGCCAGCCGGCCGCCACGAAGGCGAGCCTCTACAACGTCACGATCTGGGGCTTCGATCGCTGGGGCGACGTCGCGAAGATCGAGGCGGCCGGTGTTCATTCGGTGAGCTCAGTCCTCCGCGAGGTCGAGGAGCTCGGCTGGCAGCGAATCAATGGCATCCAGCTCTGGTAAGCTTGCCGCAGGGCGAAGGGGCGGGGCGAAAGCTCCGCCCCTTCTCTTTGTGGTTAGTAACAGAGAGATAACAACTCAAGTTTTTTGGCAATTCTGGTTTACTTTGGAGTTCAGACAGAGTATAATAGAAACATCAGCAAGCCACAACGACGAACAACGGAGGACAACATGTACGCACTCACCCTCAAGGGCGACGTTCTTGGCCGCGGCTCACGCGAGGTCATGTCCGCGATGCGCGAGCAGCTCGCCCGGTTTACCGGCCGCGACATCTCGGAGTACCGAATCGAAGCCATCTAACCTACCCGCAAAGGAAAGGGTCCCCGAGCGAAAGCTCGAGGACCCTTTCTCTTTGTGGTAACCGTCGGCTAGCTCTTCTTCGGCGGAGTGTCCTTGCACGGGTATTGACTCATGAACTGACGGAACGGAGCCATGATCCAATTCTCATGCTGCCATGAAGACCACCCGCCGTAGTGGCTGGCGTTGAGCGATCCATCGGGATTGAGTCCCCACGGCACCCAATACTTGCCCTTGTTCGTCATGTGCTTGTAGACGATGCGCGACTGAGTGTATGGGTCGAGCATTGCACCGCGCGACCACCAGTGCTTACCGGAGTGCGCGGAAGTTTGTATCTGCCAGATACCAAGGGCGCCTGAGTACCAGGGCGAACTCTCGTCCAGGTTTTGTCCCTTGGACTCGCGCATGGTGATTGCCCATGCCATTTGGTGCGAGTAGCCGGTGAATCCTGCCGCGTAGAGCGTCTTCGCGAGCTGGTTCTTGCATTTCCACACCGGCTTTGGGTTTAGTGGCTTTGGGTCTGGTTTTGGCTTGTCAGCCTGCGTCGTTGAGTCGGTTGCGCTATTATCGAACCGTGCAGGCGTAGCTGTCGTTGTCGTCTGTGCGACGGATTTCGCGATTGGTGCGCGTGTCGCTGCGGATGCGTTGCTGCTGTGCGAGTAATAGGAGGTTACTGAGAAGATTGTCGCCGCAATGATTGCTGCGATGCTGAACGCTAGCAGTAGCGTTCGGCTCTGTCTATTGCTATCAGTGTTCTTCATAAGTATCCGATCTCTCGGGGACAGGGACAACGCCCGCGACGTGCACGGGCGCTCGCGCCTTCAGCGTTTAAGCTTGTTCATATGCGAAGGCGAGCTCAGACGGCCGTCTTGTTGTGACGGCGTGGTGGGCGTGCGTCGATGTCTTCGACGCTATGCATGATTGACCAGACTTGGTGAAGTGGAAGTTCGAAGTCGTCACCGCGTGTGTGGTGTACTCGGCTCTTGAAGTTGTCGTAGTCGATTTCGTACGTCTGATCGACGAGCCACCGCGCGAACTGCGAGCGGTCGATTTCAAGTCGGTAAGGGTAGTCCGCTCGGGGCGTGTGATGGATTTCGTTTGGCAGGTCTGGCGAACCGCAGTAGCCAATGAGTGAGTCGAGCGACTGCCTGTCGCGCGCACGCACGAGTATGACACCGATCTTGTCTCGGTGCGCTACCGCGCTAATGAATCCGTCTTGTGTGAATAGCCACATAAGCTGTTCTCCTTCTCTCTGTCGTTGCGTCCTTGCGTTGACGACTAGCTGTTGCTAGTCTCCGAGCTTTTCTTGAATCTCTTCTGCGCTTACTTCGGTGACCTCGACGGCGCAGCCTTCCTGCTCGTACATTCGCTTGACTCCGTGCTTCTCGTCTGCGCGAACGTACGTGACGAATGTGATGTCATCGCCTCGGTCTTGTGGCTTGGTGATGGTGAGCTTGTAGCCAGCTGCGTTCTCGTTCATTTCATGTCACCTCCTTGGTGAAGTATCGTATCGCTAACGACTGTGCCCCACCCTGGTTTGGGTGGGGGCAGTCAGCGAGTTTTAGAGCCCGAATACCTTTCGGCAGTCGGGGCCGAGCTGGAACTTGCGGCTCACGGGATCGGTGAGCTCGGCGCCACACTTACCGCAGCAGCTGTAGTGCAGCCCGAAGAGCTTCGCGTATTTGTACGGGTCGCGCTCGAGGAGCTCAACGATGGCGAGCGTGTCCTTGTGCGTGAGCTTGTGCCGCGTGAATGAACCGACGCTGCCGGTGAGGCGGCGCATGTAGAGCGTGCGCATGTACTCGCGGACCTCGATGAAGAGCAGGTCGCCGTGAATGCTGGGCGCTGCCTCGAGCTCGAGGAACTCAAGCTCCTCAACGGGGATGGCGTACTTGCTCTTGGGGATACCCGCAAGGGCTGATTGCGTGGGTGAGGGCGAGCTGGTTGACGTGTACTTGGGCGCGGCCGGCAGTGTCTTGAGGTGGTCGATTGTGCGGCTGGCGGCTGCCTTGTCCATGAGGGGCAGGCTGTCGCGAATGATGGATGCCGCGACCTCGTCGACCGCGCGGAGCTCGAGCAGGTTGCGAATGTACGCGACCTGTGCGCCGGTGGCGGGTACGATTGTGGCTGTTGTCATCGTGTGCACCGTCCTTTCGTCGTCGTCGTCGTTGTAGTACTATTATATCAGGTGCCCCTATAAACGAGCAACCCTCCCGAGGGCATGTCACTCGGGAGGGCCAGTGCTCGTGAAGTTTAGAGGCTGTTGACGACGCACTCGATGGGCTCGGCGATGATGAGCTCCTGCGTCTCAGAGTTGAAGAGGCGGACCTCCTCGAGCTTGGCGCCTGCCGCGAAGGCAGAGGTCACGAAGTCGGCAACCTTGCCGTCGCCCAGGGTAGTGACGAACTCACCGGCCCAGATCATTCCGGTGTCTGACGTGATGAGTGAAAGCCCGTCGACCCAACGGCCGGCGATGTTTTCGGTGATGAGAGTTGCCATGTTCGGTGTCCCTTCGTCATTGGCCAGGCTCCCTGGCGATGGTACTATTATATCAGGTAGAGCTAGTCGACGCGAGTGGCAATCGCAACGGTGGTCTTGGTCCAGGTGCCGCCCTGCGCCTCGACCGCGCGAATGATGTTGAGCTCGGTGGTTATCGGGTCGGGCATGTCGGGCCAGAGAACGGTGACGCCGCTTTCGATGCCGGCGGCATCAGGGACCTGCCACTCAATGGCGGGCATCGTGGTGGTTGTGGACAAGGCGGTAGTCCTTTCGTCTCGTCTAGCGAAAGATCTGGTGGCTGGCGCAGAACCGGCCAGAGAATCGGTAGTGCTTGCAACCTTCGTAGTCGCACTGACCCTTGAAGGCGACCTGGCCGTAGTGAAGTGTCCGGCCTTGGCGATCGATCCTGCTGTCCATGTTGTCCTCCAGTCCTTGGCGTCCTTGTAGAACTATTATATCAGGCAGGCGGCTTGAGCTGGCCTTGAACCAGCTTGAGCTGATCGATGACCAGCCCGCATGGACAATGAACCTTCAGAAAGCCGCCCGAGAAGGCATGGAGACGCCTACATGACGGGCAGTGGTAGAATCCACGGATAGTCGTCATGTAGGCGCTCCATTCCCTTCTCAGACCGCGTACGCCAGCTCGTATCCCTTGGCGAGCTTCTCGTAGCGCTTGTTGAACGCGAACTGCCGCGCCGCGGACTCGGTGGCGAAGTACTGCGAGGAGTGCTGGCGCCGGGTCTTCTCGGCCATTCCCCACGAGGTCCGCACGATCGACCCGTCGATCACGATCTCGTACACCTTCTTCTTGCCATTGGCTCCGCGAGTCCCATCGGACTCCTTCAGCAGGCACCACTTCGAGTTCATTTGTCCTCCGTCGTTTCGTCGTTTTCGCCGGTTCGTCGTTCCGGCGTTGGTACTATTATATCAGGTACTCGAGTTCAGGGGTAAACAAAAACGCCGCCCATCTTTCGATGGACGGCGCTCTTGTGGGCTAGATGAAGCTAGTCCTCGCGAAGTGAAAGAACCGCGACCGTGACGCTCGCGATCAGCAGACCAAGAGCTCCGATCTCTCTCGAGGTCTGGCTAAGCGCGAGGAGGATCAACCCAACCGAGCCAAGCCCGGCGGCGATGATCGGGAAGATAGCGACGCGACGACGCTTCACGTCTTAGCTTACCTCACCGGTTGCCGGCTTACGCGTACGCCCCTTGAGTCGTGAGCTTGCGTCACGAATCGGCGTGCCGGAATCGACAATGAGCTTGCGCGCCTTGCCGTACGTGATGCCGAGCTCGGATGCGACCTCGACGACTGACTTGCCTGCTGTGTAGAGCGAGGCTGCCTGAGTTGCACTAGCTGCGCTAGTGGGGTTGGTTGTGTCCATTACGGTTTTCTCCTTGGAGTGTCGTTCTGTTGTTTGTTGTGGTTCAGCTGCGAGTTCTTCTCGAGCTCGAGAAGTTAACCGCGCAGCTTCGGCAAGGAGATCTCTGCCTGCCGAAGTTTGGTTGTCGATCATGTCACCTCGTCGTTTCGTGCCGTACGGGATCTACAGTACTACAGGTTGAGTAGAAAGTACATTGGAAGTTTAGATGACTAGAATCATCGCAGGGAGATCTCCGTACTGGGCTTGCTCCTTGGCGTATGTCAAGTATGCGTCGATGACGTCGGGGAAGGTGTTGAACACTTCGCTCCACTCGTCAATCGCGTCCCATCGGCTGCCGCAGCACGGGCAGTCTCGTTCGGAGTCGAAGTAGACTCCGATCTTCTCTGCCTTGTTGTTTGCTTCATCGGCACTCTGGGATTCGACGACTACGACGATCGCAGGGGTGGTGAAGCTACCTCCGCTATTGTTTTGGCTGAAGACGTAGAACGCCACTGGCTAGCTCACCTCGTCTCTGGGATCATTGGCTGAACCGCGCACGGCTCGATTGAACCTCCGCGCCAGTCGCAGGCGATGTTCTTTCCCCAGACAAGAGAATTGACGCCAATGGCTGTGGCGATGATCGCGATGGCAAGAACGATCTTGCCGCGTCGTGTGAGTCGAACGTCGTTCATCTTTGCCTCCTTGGTCGGTGCCGTAGATCTATTATATCGGGTAGATCCGACTTTTGGCCGCATTACGCCACGCTGAATCTTCGATAAGCTTTAGATCCGGCTGAGCAAGCTCGGAGTCAAGGTCTCCCTGCCTCCACGCCCACCCGGGAACGTATCCGAGCTCGCGAGAGAGCTTTATGACCCTTTCAGCCTGCCAACCAGTCCGCGGAGTCATTCTTAGCTCGTCATAGACTCGAGCTACCGCGCTCGCTGTGCTTGCGTACACCTTTCGACGCATGTTGACCGGTCGAAGCGTTGACTTTGACAGTCCCGCACGATCGGCAATCTCACCGCGGGTCCAGCCAAGCAGAGCTAGAGCTTCAATTCTCCTTCGCGTTCCGGCTCCAGAAACCATTCGCCTGCTTGCAGGCAACAACGGCAGCGACATGAGCCTCGAGGCTGTTCGACGATACACAACGCGCTCGGGTGGAGCACTAAGGACGTATCGAACCGTGCGTTCGCTGATTCCCGTCCGCGCCTCGACGTCCTTGTAGCTAGCTCCCTGCCTCATCACTGCTCGAAGATGATTCGCTACTATCTTCGCCGGCAGCCCTCTCGGCTTGGTCGTTGTTGTCATTGGTCTCTACCTTCGCTACAGTGCTCCAGTGTTCATCCGCGCATGGGCAGCCGCAGATCCATAGATTCTCGTACCAGGCTACTTCTCTCTTACACTTCGCGTGTTCCTCTGAATCTTGCTCTTCGCCCATGCACCATCCGCAGCGCGCGCGAAGTCGAATTGGCGTTCGCGGGCCGTCGTAGTCTTTATGCGCTTCGAGCTTCTTCTTGCTCACAGCGGGATTCTCCGTTTCGCGGCTCGTCGTCGAGAATGTGTTCTGAGCAGTAAGCGAGCTTGCCTTCTGAGATGAAGTCCGCAAGCAGCGGGCAGCTCGGTACAGCGCAAAACGGCCTGCCGCAGGTATAGCAGACGACGTTGCCTTCGTCCGTCACGTCGAGTTCGAAGTGAAAGCATACGTCGCCGACCCTCACGCGGTTGCCTTGGTCGTTCGAGCTTCACGCTCGCCAACCGGCACCACCTCATGTGTCGTTACGTCTTTTTTCGTCTTTTGAAGCCAGTCCCGCGCGAGCTCGTCGCTCATGAACATGCCAAGCCATTCGCCTGTCGGCGCGAATACGTTGACGTACGGGTAGTTCATTGCGTACCTCCTTTCGTCTCTAGCGCTATTATATCAAGTACTTAGGAATACTGTACCGCGATCGCGTATGGCGGGCCTGTTCCGTTGTCGAGCTTGCCGGCAACTCCAAGCGCATACTTTACCGCGGCCTTGGCGTGTTCAACGTCTCGGGCGTCGATTGGGTCTTCGACCAGTGCGTGTAGCGCACCGAGCGCGTAGTCACCGCCGGACCCCGCGGCATACAGGCCGAGCGAGTCCCGCATGTAGCTGTAATCCTCGCCGAGTTCGTAGATAACTCCGCTGACGCAGACAAAGATTGTTGAGCTGTGCGAGTGGTCCTTGCCGTATCCGGCTGACTCAAAGCACTCTTTTAGCTCAGGGAGAAACACTGTTGACATGAAGCGATCGAGCTTGCGCCCGGTTTTATCACTCGGGCTGGGAGGATCGAATACATGCTCGAGAATGTTTACCGCGCGAAGATCTCCTGCCGCGCTCATGAAGTACGGGCCTCGACGAAGAAGCTTTGATTGATTGGCCGGTAACGTGAATACTCGACCGCGGTCTTCTACCACGCGAGAGTCGACGCCAAACACGGCCCAACCGTGCCCTTGAACAGCCGCCATCGTCGTCATGGGAGCTATTCTATCTGAGAGGTAGAACTAGACCTCTTCAAGAAGTTCCCGTATCGCCGAATAGAGCTCGGGGTGATTGCTGACATACCGTGTCCAAACGGCACCGACTACGCCCACGCGGGTAAGCTTGTATAGGTCATCGAGATCTGCCCCTGCTTGAGTCACGTCAATGGTCATTCCCGGGCGGTAGATGCAGATCTCGTCGTTCTGGTAGATCCACCCGTATCCATTGGTTCGGCTCAAGATGTCCGCGGCCCAGCTCATGGTGACGGCGCCCAGTACACTTGGTTTTGGCATCGGTAGCACGCTCGAGTAGTCATCGGCGTAGAAAGATGAAAGAAGCGACTCGGCTGCATGAGCTGATCTAAGCTTTCGAACGTCGGCTACGGTTTCGCGCTTGACGGTGGCGTCCCACTCGTCCCACTCATACTTGAATCGCTCTGTGATGTCGCTGTGGGTTTTCGTGCGAATCTCGACCGTAGCGCCTATGCGATTGAAGATGTACAGGTAGTGCGCCGAGTATGGCTTGAGTTCGACGTACTGAAGCGCGTAGGAGTATCGCCCGCCTAATCGAGACTTTGCTGGCGTGCTCGGGTGAATAGCTGCAGTCATGACTACTCGCCTTTCTCCAGCTCGCGGACGGCGGCCATGATGCGTTCGAGGTCGCGCATGGTGATCTTGGTGAAGTCGTTGCAGAACTTCATAACCGTGCGACGCGGCACGCCTGCCTTGTCCGCGACACGATCGACGCCGTGCGTCTTCTTGATTGTGTAGCCGACGTCCTGCATGCGATCTTTGTTCATCATGTCAGTTCCCCCTTGAGTCAGCTATAGCTGCGCGTCGCTTGTCTCCACGGGAGCGGCGTCGCTTGGTTGTGCGGTGCTGGTACTTGGTGATGACGCGGTTGATCACGCTGATCCCGCGCGACGCCGGAGTTACGAGCGCCGGCTTCTTTGTCTTCGCCATTGTGGTCTCCTTCCCTCGGCGTTAGTACTATTATATCAGGCGAGGGCGGAGATTGAAGTTTAGTAGTAGTCTGGGTCCTGAAGTCGAAGCGCGGGGTAGTCTGAGTTCTCGCCAGGGCGAGGCGTTCGACCTGGCGCCGCGACGTCTCGCTGAATGAGCTGTGAGATGCGCTCAAGGCTTCGCCGCGCGACCTTTTCGCTCGAGTTTGACGCCGGGCGGGTTGGATCGAGCTCTGCGACGTCTCGAAGAGCTCGTAAAGCTTCCTCGAGCGCCGCGGAGATCTCTGCAGGGTTACTCACTGGCTTCCTCCGACCAAAGTTCGTCGCGGAGATGAATCTCGTAGTAGTCGCCGCGCCAGGAGTTGTCGCCGAACTCGATGTTGGCGTCTTCCTGAAGCTGGGCGAGCGAGAGGACCGCGGTATGCCACTTGTCCTCGAACATGATGACGAGCTTGACGTCGTCCTCGAGCGGGTCGGCGACAACCGCAACCTTGAACGGCGCGCCGCCAATGCCGTTTCGATGATAGGCGGACTTGAGAATCGAGAGCTGGTGATCGAATGTCTTTGGCATTCGGACTGCCCCTTTCATTTCGTCGTTGGCACTATTATATCAGGTAAGTGCGAAGGCAGGGCAAGCTTTTGCTCACCCTGCCCGCAACTTCTTTACGCTGCCTCGAGCTTGAGCTCGCCCTTCCGGATCTGCGACATCGTCTCGCTTGCGACCTTGCACGTCGTCGCAACCATGCTTGCACCGGTCGACGTGTTGAAGATCAGGTAGTGCGAGCAATCGTTGGCACGGAGGACCGCAAGGCTCGCGCGCTTGCGGAAGTAGGCAGGCGTATACCCGCTGGGCAGCTTCACGCCCTTGGCAACCACTCCCGGCTGCTCGACTCGCGTCCACGGCTTCCACCGCGGCTTCTTCTCGGCTACTGTCGTCGTCATCTGTTCACCCCATCTCGTCTTCCGTCGTTTCCCGGCGTGCCGGGCTGTTAGTACTATTATATCAGGTACCGCGCGGGCTACCACTCCTGGCGAGCCAGGATCTCTCCTTCTGGAGACAGAAGTCGCTTGCGGTAGTCTCCGAAAGTATTCAGACTGCGGTAGTAGAAAGCTGCCTGTGCCGCAGTGTCGAGAGTGTAGCGTGTCGTCCACTTGCCGTGCGTCTTGCGCACCTGAACCTGGTACACCTTGGTGTCCTTTCGTCGCTGGCTGATAGTGCTATTATATCAGGCAGAGACTCCAGAAGGGGTCGCAGTCCAGAGAATCTCGCCGGTCGACGTATCGACGATGCCGAGGATCATGTTCCGAGTCCACAGCTCGTAGCGCTTGCCGAGCTCGGGATGATTCTGCAACCACCAGTAAAGCTCGCCTGCCGTAAGACCAGGGTCAGCTAGGACGTGGTACTCGACCACATCGTTAGTGCGCGGATCGGCGCTGTACGTCGATCGATCGCAGATGTAAAAGACGTAGTCGGTGAATAGAGCAGTGCCCGGTCTCATGCGCGACTCCTCTCGCTTCGAAAGTCTCTCGCGATCCGCCGCAGCCAGCGGCTGTACGACCAGACTACAAACAAGACCGGACTGCGCTCGTGAATCATCATGCCGGGTCCACGATTGAGGTCGGCACGACGATCTCGGGTGAGACGCAGGCGCCGTCAGAGTTTATTCGAGAGAATCGGCCGATCGGCTTGTCGAGCATGACGACGATCTTGGTCCGGCGCAGGGCAACGACAGTGCCGACCGAGCCAATCAGGTACTTCGTGCCGCACAGGTTGTTGAATCGAATCTTCTGCCCGAGCCCAAAGTCGCTCTTTGAGCGAGTGGTCCGCAGCTCGACCTGGCGCTTTTTCACCGCAGCCTCGATGTCGGCGAGCTGCTTGTCGTACACGCCGGTTGAGATATCGATCACGATCTCTTCGAGTAGCAGCATGCTCATGTCTCCTCTCCGAATGAGTAGGTGAGACGTCCCTCGAGCACCTGCATGCGCGTGCCGTCGAACGAGTAGCGCCAGATGGCGTCATCCTCGCCGCGCCAATCGATCGCCGAACCGGGTTCGACGAAGTGCGCGATGGTGGCGAGAAACAACTCTTCCTGCCCGGTCTTCGAGTCGTATCCAACGATCCGGGTGCCTTCGGGCTCGACCTTGGTCTCGAAGCCGAGCATCTCGAGAATCTCGGCTACGGACGTGACGGTCTTGTCGTAGTCAGACGGCATCCAGGAGAACCAGGACTCGGTCTTTCCGCCCTCCGCGTAGCGTCCGCCGCGCTTGAGGTGGTTGTTGTCGCTTGAGTTGAGCTTCTTGAGCGCGTCGAGGGCCGCGGACTCGTTGACGATCGGCAGAAGCCAGTTCGTCGACGTGATTGAAACGTAGTAGCCCATGTCGTGTCCTTTCGTCGTTGGGCCGTGCTGTTAGTACTATTATATCAGGTGCCACTCGCACGTGGAGCCGGATCCAGCCGCATGGCGATCGCAGCTCGAGTACGCGCAAAAGCGTTCCTCGATGCGAAGAGGAGTCTCGAAGGTGACAGTCATCGACTCGGGCGCGCCCTTGACGTCGCCCGCATCCGCGAACTCGACGTAGACTTCGTTTGAGCTGACGCGGACAACGTTGGAGACGGTGACGAGGCACTCGTCGCCGGAAGCTGTTGGCAGGGCAACGGCGTCACCGACTCCGATGCTGAAAGCGTAGATGGGCCGGGCGATCACGGTCATGTAAGAATCTCCTGGTCCTTGATGGAAAAGACGGGCGCACCGGTCGTATCGAATACGCGAATGCGCCCATCGAACCATTCGCCTAGCGGATCTTGCTCGATCTTATCTCGCACCAGGTCGAGGGCGCGCGACTTGGCGTCCTCGAGCTGATCGGCTTCGAAGTAGATGACGAACGTCTTGCCGCGTCGGCGCGATGTGAGCCTGTAGATCATGCCGGAGCCTTAGCGTTCATGGAGTGAATGATCTTGCCTTCACAGTCCTTGAGGACGATGCGTCCGAGCGCCCATGGACCGGTAGGGAAGCGCGCTGCGCGTTGAATGATGATGTCGACCGCGTCGAGAGTTGCCACCATCGAGTCGGCCGCGATGATGATAGCTTGGGACTTGCGGCGCCCGAGCTGGGCGGTGAGCTTATACCGCATGATGCCTCCTGTTGTCGTTCCGTCGTTGGTACTATTATATCAGGACGAGTATGACGTGCGGGTGGCGGTTGAGGTAGCTACTCTCCCTGTCGTGCGACCTGCCCTTACCGAAGAGATGACCCGTCACGCGACCCAGGCGCCCGACCTTCGATCCGACAAAGAAGGCCGAGCGCCTGGACAGCTGCGTCCTACTTGGCGATGAGCACCGTGTAGGGCGACTCGTACAGCGAAGCCTGATAGGCCTCGGGGAACGCGTTCTGAAGGACCTTGCGGTCGATGTTCGACCGGTTGCGCTGCGCGATGCGAACGCGCTCGACGCCAGCGATGATGCCGACCTCGGCATCACCGAGGAGCTCGCGGATGGCCGCCTCGGCGGTCTCCTTCTCGGCCTCGAGCACCTTCATGGCCGCCTTGGCCGCAGTGAACCGCGCGATAAGCTGCGCGGCATCGGTCGAATCGAGCTCGACGGTCGTCGTGCTGGTGACCACCTCGGTGGTCTTGGTAACTACGGTGCTAGTCATTCGACTACTTCCCTTCGTCTCTTGAGGTGCCCTTTGGCGCCTCGTTGGTGCTATTATATCAGGTGCCTCTGGCCGAAGGAAGAGGCACCTGCCCGGTTGTGACTAGTCAATGACCGCTCAATGGGTGTTTAGCTAGCGGGTCGACAGGTACAATAGAAACGTGCGGAACACCGCGCAATGACAAAACGACAAGGGAGAAGATAATGGCGAACACTATTGAAAACGACATCACTCAGGCGATCTCGCTTCTAGCTGATGCCCTCGGCATCATCCGAGGAGCGCCAGAGGCGTCCGGCACCCAGGGGCGAGGGCGACCGCGCAAAAGCGGGGGCGAGCATGCCGCCGAGCTCTACAGTCGAGGGCTGTCCGTCAAGGAGGTCGCAGGGAAGCTCGGCGTGAGCTATCCGACAGCGCGTCGGATGATCACCGGTACCGGCACGAGCATCCGGTCAACCGAAGAGCGCGCCGCCGCGCGTCGCCGTGCGACACAGCACGCGGCGTAGACGAAGAGCCCCGGCGGGGAGTTCCGCCGGGGCCTTCGCGTCTACTTTGAGAGCGTGAGCCAGTAGTCTGCCCCGCGGTCTCCACCTTCGATTACAAACCCCGGGCTGCACGGGCACATTCCGCATCCGGCGCTCTGGCTCCAGCGCAGCTTGCCGAAGCGAATGCCGTTCGCGCGAAGGATATCCTCGAGCGGCTTGCGAAGAAGCGTGTACGGACGTGTCCGCCGGGCATATAACTGCTCGGTGATCGTCTCGCCCTTGACCTCGATGTAGACGATGCTCTGGCCGTCCGGGCGATCGCTGAATCGGATCGGGCCGTTTGCCCAGGTGCGTCCGTACGGTGACTTCTTGAAGCTCAGCGTGCCGAGCGTCTTGTGGATGACTTCGGTTGTCATGTGGTTCCCCCTTCATTTCGTCGTTGTAATACTATTATATCAGGCAGCCTGCCAGACGACTTCGCCGGTGGACTGGTCGATCACGGCGATGACCTCGAGGTGAGGGCCGTCATATCCCCAGTCCGAGCTCGCCGCGGCGGCGCGGATGACGTCCGCGGCGGTCGCGGAGCTAGGCGCGGGAAGATCGAACTCGTCATAGCTGAAGTCCGTCGGGAATGCCTTGCGCTCCGCACGGTCCGCGATGCAGACTGTGTACATGTGCGTTCCGGCTGGCAGCGTGTGCAGGTTCACGTACATTCCGTCCTCCGTATGTCGTCGTTGGTACTATTATATCAGGAGGGAAAAGGACCGGCGCGCCAAGAGAGCGAGTCGATGTCACCGGGGGAAGTGACAGGTCGCATACTCTCGGCGCGCCGGGGTCTGTGTTAGCGGCGTCTGCCGCCGCACCCTCGATGACCGCAGCCTCCACAGAAGCCACCGGAGCTGCAGGCGCACCCGCAGCTGCCCACGGTCACCACCACCTCTCGCACGCCTCGCGACGGAATCGCGCGCGGAACTCCGGGTCGCAGTCGCTGGCGAGCTGGGAGATGATGTCCTGGATCGCCTCGCGGATCATGTCCTCGCCGTACTCGGCGGCGACGTCGTGCTCGCAGTCGCGGAGGGCTTCGCGCGCCTGCTCGATCGTAGTGTACGTGTACTGCGTTGCCTTTGCCATTTCCGTGTCCCTTCGTCGTTGGCGTAGTACTATTATATCAGGCGCCTTGAAGGCACCTGATCTCGTACGCTTCCCACAGGTCGAAGGTCGCCTCGAAGTCTCCGGTCTCGTGGTAGAAGCCCTCGAGCTTAGGCAGGTCGCCCCAGATGCTGGCAACGAGCACGGCCGAGCGCCATCCGATCTCATCGGTGGGGTCGACGCAAGGGCATTCCCTGACGAACGCTTCGGCGAGGCCGCTGTACGGGTTGGTGCGATCGCCAGCCTCGACGTACCCTTCGCCTGAGCAGGCGACGCAGTTGGCGGTGATGGTGTCAGTCATGAGGTGTCCTTTCGTCGTTGGTGCGTTGGAACTATTATATCAGGCAGGCCCGTCGCGCCAGGAGTCGTACGGATCCGTGTAGTCCTCGGGTGAATCGATCTTCCGGTCCCACTCGTACTCGCACACCGTGCACCCGCAGGAGTCCACGTCGTCGTATCGGTGCAGCGTCGTGACCACGTGCAGGGTCGGCTTCTCGCACTCGGGGCAATCGAGGGTCTCCTCGGTCTCCGCGTACGGGCCGGCGATCTGCCACTCGTTGCCGGTGACGCCGGGCGGGTAGTTGCTCATTCGGTTTCCTCCTGTCGTTCCGTCGTTGGAACTATTATATCAGGAGGGCCGGCCCGGAGAGGGACGGGACGAAAGGACGGACGAAACAACCGTCCCTCTCCGGGCCGGTGTCTATGCGGCGTTGCGCGTGCCCGCGTTGGTGAGCTGGCGGGCTGCCGCCGTGCCGATCTCGGTCGCGGCCTTCGCCGGATCGAGGTAGCCCGGGATGATCGCGGCACTCGCCGTGCCGATGATCTCTTTGGCGTAGTAGTCAGAATCGAACGGCAGCCACAGGACTGCGACGCCCGCCTGGTCGCACCGCTGCACCCAGCGGCGAGCGTTCCGCTGCTCGGTCGGCGTGTAGCACCCGTCACTGACGATGACGAGCAGACGCGCGCCGGTGCCGTGCAGCAGGTTGAGCCCGCCGTCCAGCGCCTTGAAGGCATCGTCGAAGCGCTCCGTGCCGTCCGGTGCAGTGTACACGTGCACCTCGGACAGATGCTGCCCAGGCTTGAGCGTGGGGAACACGCCGCTGCCGTAGTACACCATCGCCGCGCGCGCCTGGATGCGACGAGCCGCCTCGGACATGACCCATGCCGTGACTGCCATCGGCTCCATCGCCGAGCTCATGCTGCCGGAGATGTCGACCATGACGCCGATGTTGAGCGTCGGGTCGTCGGTGTGCTTGCGCGCCGTGCGACGCCAGGGCTCGATCTCGGCGCGGATGCCCTTCGACTTCAGAGCGGCGCCCTGCACCATTGCGCGCGTGCGCAGTCGACCGGGAGGAAGAACCGAGTGAATCTCGACCTCGTCACGCTCACGGTACTTCGCCTTGTCGAGCATCTGCGCAACTCGAACTGCTGCCGCGCGTTCCGGACCGGTGGGCGGACGCGTCGCAACGAGTCGCGACGCGGACCTGCTTGTTGCGGATGGGCCGGTCCCCTTGGCGAAGAGCTTCGAGGCAGCGGACTCGTGCTCGCGGCGCTCGGTGCTCGCGGAGCTGCGCGCCTTGACCTCGCGGTCCCACTCCTCTGCCATCTGCTGATCGGCGGCGTCGTCCGCGGCTGAGATCGCGACCATGTCGCGCATGTCCTCGAGCGCGTCGAGGATGTCGCTCATGCTGATGCCGGAACCTTCGCCTTCACCTTCGCCGGACTCACCGGTGCCTTCACCTTCGCCGGACTCACCGGAGTCACTCGGATCGCCAGACGTGCCGGACGTGCCACCGGGTGTTCCGGTCTCGCCCTTCTCCTTGGCGCGCTCCTTGAGAAGCTCGACCCAACGGTAGGCGAGGCCGTACATCGACTCGACGTTGTAGTGATTGGCGTGAGACTGGAAGGTGAGCCAGATGCTGCGGAGCTCCTTCATGAGCTCGGCGCCCAGGTGTTCGTCGATGATGCCGATGACCTCATTGACGTCGTCGCGATCGAGAACGCCGGCGTCAACGCGAGCGTGAAGCAAACCAGCGAGGTGCGCCGCGTTCCAGGTGTCGAGCTCAGCGCCCGGGTTCTCGCGAATGTCAGCAAGGACAATGTCGAGCGCACAGGCGCGAAGAAACGCGCGGTTGCTCGGGATCTCGCGAACGCCCCATGCTTCGATGCGGGACTCCTCGAGAAGCGTAAGCGCCTGGTAGACACGAGCAGGAAGCTCGGCGATCGCGGCGTCAAGGTTCCAGCGCGAGTAGCGAGCGTGCAGTGCCTCGTGGAAGATGGCGCCAGCGGCGCGCGGCCAGTCAAACTGCGTATCGCGCTCGCGCAGGTCGCCAATAAACTCTGGCGACACTGTGCCGAAGGCGACGTCGACGTTGACCTCGACCTCGGCGAGCTTCGGGTTGTAGCATGCGGGCGCTGGTCCGCCGGCGCCAGGTCCGACGTATGCGACCAGGTCGCTGCGTCCTGCCCAGGTGTTCACCAGCTCGCCGAGCTGGGCGCCAGTGCGCAACCACTCGGAGGGCGTTGCCTCCGCGCGGGTGACGCTGTGCTTGATGTGCGCCATGTCCGTGTCCTTTCGTCGTTGGTGTTTCCGTCCGTGAGCACTATTATATCAGGTGCCCTGTGAGGGGCGCCAACCAACCAGCCAGGTGGTCGACGCCCCTCGGCGCGAAGATACCGGAGGCTAGATCTTCGCGGGTCGGCACTCGTCGCCGAAGACCCGAGTAAAGACGTCCGCAACGACGGGGCGGTCCATCTCCGGGGCAGCGGCCAAGAGGTTCGCGATCGCGAACTTCGTGCCGAACATCTCGGACAGATCACGGAAGGCGAGCAGCTCGCGCATCTGCGGAGCCCAGCTCACCTCCGAGCTCTGCTGCTTCTTGCTCAGGTTCTGCGCCGCAGTCACGATCTGCGCGGGAACGCCGAGCTTCTTGGCGAGACCCCAGTCCGTGGTCATCTCCACCTGGATCGTGAAGCGGGACAGCAGAGCCTCGGACAGTCGAACGCCGGGAGCGTTCGGATTGGTGGCGGCGATGACGTAGAACCCGTCCTCCGCGTGAACCACGCCGCGCTCAGGGTTGGCGGTCACGTTGTACTCGCGGCGGCCGTCCATGAGGCCGTACACGATCGACAGCACCTTCGGGTCGATGAGACCGATCTCGTCGATGAGGAAGGGCTTGCCTGACGCGGCAGCCTTGAGCAGAGGGCCGTCCTCCCAGACGAAACCGCCGGACGGAGTCTGCACATAGCCACCGACCAGGTCGGCGACCTCCGTGTCGCCGGAGCCGAGCAGCGTGAAGGCGTCGTCAAACGCCGCCTCGACCAGTGCGGTCTTGCCACAGCCAGGCGCGCCGTAGAGCAAGACAAACTGCATCGCATTGCGCGCCTTGCGCAGAACCTCGACGTCGTCGTGCTCACCCCACTTGCGGGTGTGGTACACGTCGCCGTTCGGGCGAAGGTACGTCGAGCTGCCGGTGAGGGCATCGGCGTTGATCACGACAGGCGCCTTCTTGGTCGCGTGCCGCTTGGTCGCGCGGCCCTGGGTCTCGATCATACTATCGAGTATGTCGTCCAGGTGAGGGTTGGCGGACTGCACTCCGGCAGCCGCGATGATCTCGGCGAGGTGTGTGGTGCTCGGGTCCTCGACGAGCTCCTCGAAGACTGTGCTGGGAATTGCCATGGGGATCACGTCCTTTTCGTCGTTGTGGCTGGTGCGCGGTGCTAGTGCTATTATATCAGGAGGCGAAGAGGGCCTCGCCGAAGCCGAGCGCGCGACGGACTCGAGTGATGCGGGCAACCACCTTGTACGGCGTCTTGCCCTGGCGAACATCGTCCATGTCCTGAGCAGTCACCTCGACGATCACCGGCTTCTTGTAGAGCTTCCAGCCACGGGACGACAGGTTGACGAGCGTCCCCTCCATGAACTCGAAGCGGGAGAGTCCGAAGGCGTGCGCTGAATCGTCGGCAATCGCCGGGCGAACACCGTGCCATGGCTCGGCAACTGCGGACGAGGTCTTCCACGACTTGCGCGGAGCATCGGCGCTGATCTGCCGGCGGTACAGCGTGTGGGGAACGTAGACGCCCATCGGGTTGTGGCCGTCCGGCATCAGAATCATCTGAACCGTCCACGAAGCCTTGCGGAACTCGAGGTAAACGGCCTTGCCGGTCACGACGGCCTTGCCGGTCGCGTCGGTGGCTGAATTCATTTCCGTGTCCTTTCGTCGTTTCCGGCTCCTCCGTGCCGGCGTTGGTACTATTATATCAGGCGTGGTGAAGCAGGCTAGTCGACACCCACCGGAGCCACAACATTTGGTTCCGAGACGCGAAGACCGTTTAAAAGACGAGTTGTCGTCTCAAGCGACAGCGTCGACTCCAGATGAGTATCGCCAGCCATTAACGTGACCAGCGCCAACTCAAGTACGTCCGTGCGGGAAAGCTTCACACCGCTGCGCTCAAGCTGCGCCTCAAGCGCGTCCGCGGCTGTCTCAACTCTCGTCTTCATCACTCACTCCAAGCATCCGCGCAAACATCTCACCATCAGGCTGCCGAAGAACAAGCTCACGCACGCGTGCCACCTCCTCCGGTGACGGAGGCTCGATCTTGTCGAGAAGAATGGCAGCACTGTCGACTTTGCTCACTTAGCAATTTTAACACTTGCCAGGTTCGAGGCCGTCAACTCCGCCAGCTGTCGCAACGGCTCAAGAGCTTTAAGCTCAGCAGCAAGCCGGTCACGCTCCGCTGTCATCTTCGCGAGCCTGTCCTCGACGACCGCGATCCGCGCGGTGACCTCGCGATCGATCAGGCCGCTAACCGCCGCCGCGATGCCCGTCAGGTCTGCGCCAGCCAGGCCGGTGTCCGTCCCCGTCATCGCCGGCGTTGGCTCCTGCGGGCCGGACGTTGCACCAAACCGGGCCGCCCAATCAACCTCGAGAATCACGCCCGTCACAGCCTCGCGCTCCGTGCGGGCCGGTACCTCGCCCGGCGGCGCCCAGTACAGCATTGCGTGCGCGCCGGTTGCCGTGCCGCCTGCACGAAGATTTCGCTCGTCGGGAGACTCCTTCCGTGAAGAGATTTTCTTCTCCGCGAGAAGTTCCTTGATCGCGTTGCGAACCGTCGTGATCTCGTAGACGTAGTTCAGCTCCCGCTCAAGGTACTGCTGAAGCTCGAGCGCGGTCAACGGCTGAGACGAGTCCTCGAGAACGAGCTGCACCATGCCGACCAGGTCGACGTGCTCACGGGACCGCTTCTCTAGATACGGGCGAAGCTTGTCCACCGCCTCGGTCGACTTCGTCAGCGAGGCCGGCTCCATGAACCGAACCTCGACCGGCGCAGCAGGCCGGTCCTCGCCGACCTCCGTCGGAGTGAGCTGCTTCTCGCGCCGCGACAGGTACGAGTCCTCGCTGCGCGCCGCCATGCCGACGTGCACCGCGAGAACCTCGAGCCACTCGCCGCGAAGCCACCAGACAGGCCGCCGGCCTGAACCGGGCAGCGGCTGCAGCACGCACCGCGCGTTGCCGGATTTCTTGAGATACTCGTAGATCGGTGCGATGAACGCATCCATCTCGGGCCGCTTGTCGCTCGCCGCGAGCTCAGGCCACAGCCTGCACACGACACCGCGAAGATTCAGCTCGCCCGCGATACCCGGCATGCCGTCAAGCGAATGAGGCTTGCCGCCGCCGTCCGCGAGCAGAGAGTGAGCTCGCGCCCACACCAACCAGCTTTTCTGTTCGATCGCCGCGTCGCGGGCCTCGGCGGCATCTCTGCCGGTGATGGAGACTCGGGCGGTAGATGAGAGTCGTGCCATGGCGTAGTCCGTTTCGTCGTTGTGATGCCGGCCGTCGTGCCGGTAGAGCCTATTATATCAGGTGAGTGAGCAGTTTCCACCAGCACGTGCTCAGGTGCTCTCTCCAAAGAGAGCCTCGCAAGGGCCGGAAGCCGAAGGAGGGGCGGGCAGTTTAACTATCACTCATGCCCCGAGGAGCGGAGAGGTTTTAGTCGCCGGCTGGCCATACTCTCGTCAGGGGCCGACGGAGCTTTTATTGCTCGTCGACTATTATATCAGGTAGGTGAAGCAGGCCACCGGCCAGCTCGCGATTGCGCCGCAGACTGACCGAGCGGTTCCGACTCCCACGGAACACCGCGACGGATTCACAGTCCGCTGGCCCTGCTTCAATTGTTATTATATCAGGTAGTGAGACCGAGGGCCTCGGCGGGGGGCGAGGCGGGAGGCGAATTGCCAAGATCAAGCAAGCCCCACTCACGGGAACGAATCACTGCCGCGTCGCGCCCGCTTACGCCAAGCGCGCGATAGATCGAGATCGTCTCCTGACGAACAGTCGACTCGCTGAACCCGAGCTCCCGCGCGATCGAGCCATTCGTCTTGCCAAGAGACATCATGTGAACAATCTGAAGCTGCCGATCCGACAACTCGTTGGACATGGTCCAGTACAGAATGGATTCACGAAGAAAGTTATACGTGTCGCGGCCGTGCCGCAGCGAAACAACTCCAGAATCTGAATCGACGTCAACAACTTCTCCGGAGAATGTCATCGCTTCTCCATTATTGAACTTAACTGTAAATGTGCTCATTTCGAACTCCGTCTCTCATGTCACTCTATCGTTTTGTTGATACCACTTCCCCGCGGCATCGTTGACTATTATATCTCTATTATCAGAGGAAATCTAACTTCAAAGCCTAAAAACGGTCAAATAACCGGTCATACAACCAAATGACCGGTCAAATAACCGGTCATAGCGCCAAATGACTAGCCGCGACGATGCAACTCCGCCAGCAAAACGACAAGCCCGACCGCGCCCGTCACCGTCAAAATAAACTCGGAAACGCTCATCAGGCCGGTGACAGATGCTGCAACATGTACGCAATCCGAGCCGCTTCATTCGCACGAGCCGTCACGCGAATATGCTCCTCACGAGTCTTTGCCTGCTCAACGTCCGCCGCCAGCTCATCCGCGAGCTGCCGAGCCGCTGCCGCCGCCTCCGTCATGTCACTCATCTCCCTCGCCGCCAGCTTCCTCTTCAACAACCTCGACGACCTCCGCGTCAACGATCTCCGCCGACTCGCCGAGCGCGCCAGCCACCGCCACCGCTCCAGCCGCCAGCCGCTGCAACCGCTCCAGCACGATCGCCTCGGCCGGCCGGCCGTCATTCACCTCAACACGAGCATCCAGCTCCACGCCGCCGCGAACACCCGCCCGGTCAAGGATCTCCGTGCTCGCCTTCAAGCGAACCGGCTCCGAGGAGGCGTTCTCCATCAAATCCTCGAGAACGTCCACCGCGTACGGCGCCGCCTGCGTAAGCTTCTCCCGAGCCCGCTCCACGTCATCGCCAGGCCGCTTCTTCGTCGACCGCAGATGCACACGGCACAGACCGTCATCCTTCGGCCGCCCGGAACTCCACAACAGACAACGAATCCCATCATCCTTGATGTGGCGGCACCGATGAGGAAGAGCGGTCGGCTGCTTCTTCGGGTTCGGCTGACCACCCGCCTCCTGCTCCGCAATCCACATTTTCGTCGCGCCCAACACCCACGGAGGAACCAGGTAATCCGACGCGGACTCCACAACGAGATCCAAACCCGTCAAGTAATCCGAGTTCGGAGCATCGGGGTCAACCATGATCGGACGCCGCTGCGACAACGACATCACTACACGGGACTTCTCCTGCTCAGGAGAGCGAGCCTGAATCAACCCGGTCGGCGCGCCATTCGCCGCGAACACGGGAACCCAGTTCATCTTCGCCTTGCGCAAAACCCGCCGATGCTCAAACGTGTCCTCACACACGCCGCGCTCAACTTCCTCAATCCCGAGATCACTCAGAATCGGGCGCATGTCAAACGCTTCATCGATCACAGGCAGCGCACCCGCGGCATCCTCATCGGACACCGAGGCCGGAAGCGCATCACTCACGAGCACAAAGGTAACACGAGTCTGCGCAAGCGGACACAGGGGACTCGAAAGATTTTGGCGAGAGAGGAGCGAGACCGCCTCGCTTAGAACCCTGCACTAACAGTAGCTCCCGGGGAAGTTGCCCGTTGAGGCGTACTGCTTCAACTTCCCCCGGAAACAAGAACACCTCCGGCCTCGAGGTTACCGAGGGCGCGGAGGCGTCTTGCTGGCAGAACTAGCTTATGGCTTGTCCTTGCCGAACAGGCGGACCCAGGTCTTGCGATCCGGGCGACCCGTCTGCTCGAGAGCTTGATCCTTCTGGAACTTCTTGTACGCGTTCATCGGCCACCGCTGCTCTCCTGCTGGGAGCGAAATCTCTTTGCGGAAGCCAAGGTCATGCAGGCGGCACGCGGTGCGCCAGGCTGCGAGGTTGGCCATGTTCCCGTCGATCGCTCGCTGAGCTGCAGCCCGGCTCGGGATCGTCTTGTCCCAGGTCTCAGGACGAGCGTTCGCTCGGTACTTGGCAGCGTGCTCACGCCAGAACACGGGGTTGTAGTTCTCTGCCACCTTGGACCCTGGGTACTCAGACCAGGCCTTGTGCAGCGTGTCGCCCTTACGCCCTAGGAACGGCGACGGACCCTTCGGATTCACCCCGTAGGAACCGTCCGTCCACGCCTGGTGAGTGATGATCCGCTTGTCGTCCGGCCACTCGCACAGGTCCCAGAGCGCTGCCGCGGTTCGCGAAGCATTCTCGATCTGATAGTCCGTGAGTGTGGTGCCGCGGCCAGGGTCATCGATCTCGATACCGAACAGCTGATGATGCCCAACATTCGCGGCACGGTTGATCCCGATGGCCGGAAACGGCCCACCGTCACCGGAGTGGTACGAAGGCTTGGCCGACAGCAGGTACGTGTCGCCGGGTCCGCGTCCGATGAGCATGTTTGAGATCGCCCAGTCGTACGTGTTCGCACACCAGTAGAGCGTCGGCGCTCCGCTGTTCCCGGTCGCGGATGCCGTTGCCGTGTTGTGCATAACGATGCCGTCGAGACCACCGCCCTGCGAACCCCAGGTACCGCCGCGAGTGTCCCAGCGGGTGTAGGTCTTGAGGTCGACGCCGTGGTCGCGAAGTGCGGCGAGAAGCTGTGAAGGGGTCGGGTGATTGCTCATGCGTCCGGCTCCTGGTCGAGATCCTCAACGTCGGAGGGTTCCGGATCGGCGTCGACAACTTCAGGTGACCAATCCGCGGGAGGTTCGGTCACCTCGATGTCGGCGGCGTCAATGTTGGCTTCGTCGTCACTCACTTGGATCCACCGCCATAGCGGGTGTCCTTCGGGTTGAGCCAGTTGATGACGACGGGCACCGCGCTTGCAAGACCGGCGATGACCCAGGTCTGCCAGGAGGCGAAGTTGATGGTGCCCTTGGACACGAAGTCGGCGATCGCCATGGAGAGCACGATCGCGATGAAGACCTTGACAGCCGAGGCGAGCGGGCTTACGGCGAGCCAGTTCTCGAACTTTTCCACTGAGTTCTCCTTAGGAGCGTTGCGCGTCATCCGCGCACTCAGCTATCTTAGTCCGATCTCGAGTTCCCGATGTCTCTTACTCGTCTCGAAGAAACTCTTCTGGCACGACAAGCTCGCCCTCGAGCATGGTCTCGTCGATGATCACATACTCGCCGTCGGGCCATTTCGCGAGACCAGACAGCTCCTCGGGGTGCTCCTGTTTCATGTGCGCGAGAACGGCTTTGACGTCACCTGACTCGTCGAAGAACTCGCAGAATCCGCAAGCCATGGATTCATCCTCCAGCAGGTACGCGAGAGGTCGGTACCCGTCGCGGGTTGCTACTTTACACTGCTTCGCGACAGCCTGGGCAGAGGAGCACATCGTAGCCGGTCGGGTAAGAGACTCCCACACCGTTTGAAGTAACCGCCGCAGGAACCACATTCGCGTCCTCCGCTCCGCATCGATCGCACACCAGGTCAACAAGCCATCGGGCGTTTCGCCCTTTCTGCGCGAGCCCGACAAGGCCGAGCGACAGCGCGTGCATTGCGCCGGAGCCTCCGGTTCGCCTCAGGAACGGCCGAGTGTCATCAACCTCGATGACGGCGCGCACCTTCTTGCACGGGCACTCCATACGCGTAGGCTTACAGTACACAGCTCCGTTAGTGACGGTGTGTCTTGAAACTCCGTGCCCACAGACGCAGATCCGCCCGTCTCGTCCGTGCGCTGGTCGCACTCGCAGGTTCTCGTCAGCCTCCTCGGCTTCCTCCATCGAGATCCCCATGCTTGCCAGCATCTCTTCCGGCGTCATCATCTTTTCGTCGTCACTCATTTTTTCTCCCGACTCTGCGTCGCCTGTCTCTGACAAGTCAACTATAGCATAGTTTTCTCTTCTAGTACACTAAGAGATACTTGAAATTTTTGCTAAAAATAATCAACTAATCATAAACCCGTTAACGAGACTATTTCTGAGATAGGGCCCACGCTACACGTATACGCGTATTAGAAAGATAGTCTCGTTAATAGTTTTAAGATTAGTAGTTTAGTTCCGTACTGCATCACTTTTTCTTTTCGCTGATTTCGTTTTCTCTTAGTACGTCTCTTCGCCGCTTTCTCCCCCGAGTTCATATAGTGAATCATAGACATTAGTGCGCGATGGTGCGCAATGGTGAATGGTCTCGCGGCTAGAGAAAGTTTTTGATTTACTTTTTGTCGTCAGTATGTTTCGCGCGTAACTGATAGTTAAACTTTTTTATTTGTAAACAAGCAGACTTCTACACAGAAGTCGACCCCAAAATAAAATAAATAAACTAGAGAGTCTACTTCTACCCGCGCGAAAGCGTGCCGTCGAGATCCTCGAGTATGGCGTACGCCGGGCGCGCTCCTACCATTTCCCGTACACGAATCTCATAGGAGTAGAACAGCGTCGTGGGCACGGCAGTGACGCGCATGCGTCGCGCAAGCAGCACGTCGTCTTCGGCGTCGACTCCGTAGATGATCGTGTCGAGTCCCGTGCGTTCGCGTACCTCGTCGCTCACCTCGCGCAGGGTCGCCCAGTAATCGGCGCACGAAGGGCACCAGGTCGCATAGAACACGACGGCGATGAGTTTATCCCGCCCATCTCTTAGCGCCGTCTCGAGCCCTCCGTGTTCGAGGGGCACGTATCTCGTCTCCGTCATCGCCGGCTTCCTCGCGCTCTCGCGGTGACGATTTCCGCCAGTCCGACACCGGCTAGTACTCCTAACCCGAGAGCGCATCCTCCGAGAAGAAGGATGGCGGTACGGTTACGGCGCACCCCTCGAGCGCTCTTACTCATGAAGATGTTCCAGGAGCCCGAGATGTGACAGGGCTGACCCAAGGCAGCTCGCGCACAGTAGTATACGCATGTCTGGCTCTCCGGCGAGTTGGCGTTCAACGTTGTCGACCGCCATCCCGTAGCCTCCATGCACCTCCACCCAGGCGGCGTCTGCATATTGATATACGCGCGCCCCGGGCGATCCCTCCGGGTAGACAAGCTCAAGCTCGCGAGCGCACGTGTCGCATCGCCGCGTCTCTCCCGACGCGCTTGACTCAATAGCCACCTGCTCATTATATCATTCTAGACTGTTCGTAGCAGGCGAGGTACCTTACTTACTGGTAGCCAGGCGACCCATGATTCGATGTCGCCTCTCCCAAGCGTCACGACAAGGTTCCCGTCTCGTACTCCGATGCCCGCGGCGAACTCGATTCCCGCTCCGGCGAATTGGAATGGTTCACTGATCGCGGTGATGTTTCCCGACTCGTCGAAGCGCGCAAGAAAGTGGTGATAGTCCTTGTGGCAGAAGTCGACGTTTCCGAATCGGCGGCTGTCCCACATCTTCCCGCGCTTGGTTAGTAGCCGGTGCATGACGCCCAAGTACCCCCCGTTTCTACCCTTTTCTCCCACCTCCACCTCCGCCCAAGGGATCAAGTGCGTGTTTCCCCGTAGGCCGAGCGCCCAGTCGTCATCGTGCCCGAGCGCGGTGATCAATTCCCCTGAGCGGATCACGGCGTACGGCCCGTAGATGAAGTCGAACTGCTTCGAGTGTTCGTACATTGGCGCCATCCAGTTTTTCTCTGGTTTGACGCTCAGTGCACCAGGGTGCTTCACCATTGTTACTGCCCGCGCCTTGCGTGCTTCGATTTCTAGTTCGCACGTGACCTGGCGCGCGACGGGTGTGTGCCCGCGCTCAAGTAGAACACCGGTCATCATCCATTTCCCGTCACGGCGGTAAAGTTTCGCGTCTTCGATGCCCCGGTCTACTCGCATCCCTGTTTCGCGCGCGGCGTCGTCGAATGACACGCGGCGATAGTTTCGTAGCGACCAGCTATCCAGTGCCGGTTTCTTACCCGGCTTGTGCTCGAGGTCCGCGATGTAGACGCGATTTCGGATTGGGCCTCCGGTTGACACGTGCAGTTCACCGTGTTCGAGAATGACATAGTTGCTGGAGCGCACGGCAACGAGCGTGTCTCCAGTCTCGGCAATACATAGTGATGGGTTGAACGCGGACCATTCAATGCTGCGCGCGCTGATGTAGCGTTCCATGCGAGCGACGTGTCCGCCGAACTTGGACCAGAGCGCGGGTGCTCCTTGTTTTTCCAGTGTTGTCGCTCCGGCCCAGACGCTAGGCATCGTAGATTGGTGACGGGTAGCGATTGGTGACGGGTCCGGTTTTGTTGACGAGTGCAAAGATGTTGTCGCCGGTTTCGGTGAGCTTGTACCCCGCCTTGGCGAGCGCGTTTAGCGTGTGCAGTTCTGGGTCCTCCCAGGTGTCCTCGGTCCAGATGTCTCCGGTGAACCCTGCGGCACGAAGCAGGTGTTTTAGCGACCAGACAGAGTACTCATAGTTGTGTCGATGATAGGTCGCCCCGGGCTGGTATTGCATATAGAAGTATGGGTCTCGGCCGGCAAGGATTTTGGTAATGCCTCGCGAGGACGCGATGTTTGGCGTCGTGAGTAGCAGCGTCCCGCCGGGTTTGAGTATTCGGTTGATTTCGCTTAGGAGCGCCATGGGGTCGACCTCCATGTGCTCGAGCACCTCAAGGCAAAGTACCATGTCGTAGCGCTCGTTCTCGCACTGGATGCGCTCGAACTCAAGGTCCGCGGTGTATGCGCGAACGGTTCGTGTTTCGTCTCTGGAACCGGTTAGCGTAAGTTCTCTGACGGGCTGGTCGCCGGTGAAGTCTGTGACCTCGACGTCAACGTCAGGAGCGAGTGTACCAAGGACGAGCGGAATGGTTGTGCTGGTACCGATTTCTAGTACCCGCGATGTCGTGCCATGTAGCTTGTCGAGTGCGACATGCAGGCTTCGCGCGTAGCGTCGCCAGTGCACACGCGTGTACTCGTCTTTTGGCGCGCACGCATTAATGGCGTCTTTGATGCTGGCGGGTATCCCGTTGTCCTGATTGCTGATCATGTGTGTATCCTATCGGTTCATCCCGTGTCTGTGTTTTTCCCACCAGTTGATTCCGTCCCAGCTGTGCCCCCAGTGGTTTTGCTGCGCGGTGTCGATTTCAAGCCACTCGAGCCAGTCGTCCCATTTGGCCGGGCAGTCGATGTTTCTGCTGGTTCCACCGTTGTAGAACGCGAAGGGAACGGAGTACGCGTGCGCAACAATTGCGGCGTGCATTGCTCCGGCGAGCACGAAGTCCGCGCTGGCGATGCGCTGGGTTAGCGTGACAATGTCGTCCCTGGCGCGCACGACCGGTGACACGATGGTGTCGACTCCGAGGTTGCTGGCCCGGTACGTGTCACGACGCGAGTCAAGTATGTGCGGGACGAAGATGGTTTCGCCTTCGTCTTTCTTTCGCGGCGGTGTTTTCACGACGAGCGGAACGTAGCGCCCGGGGTCTGCGGTGACGAAGATGTCTTTCCCGGCGCGACGGAGTGCGCGTTGCGTTGCTGGTCCTCGGCACCCCATGAATATGGATTGCGCGACGAGTTCTGGGTCGAGTTCGTTTCCGCGCCATCCACAGTTATGGAAGACGGGCGTGTACCCGCTGCGCAAGATTTCGCTCATGACGGTGTTGTCAATGTAGCTTCCGATGAGGCAGTGCGCGCGCGTGGCGTCGCGGGCGTATGACTCGAGGAGCGCGTCATTGGATGCGCCTACGAGTTCCCATAGGGCGTCGCCATAGTTGCGCTCCCGCGCGGGTGTTTTCCACTCCCAGATCATCTATGAATTGTATCCCCCGGGATACTATTGTTTGGTGGAAGAGTTTAGTTTCGAGTCGATTGAGCGCGAGTATGAGCGCTATTGGCGCGCGTTTATCGCGGAGCAGCTCGAGGACGTGATCGCGGGTAGTAAGCGCACGCAGACTCCTGAGTCTGAGCAGGAGGCGCGCTGGTTTCGCGAGGGGCTACGTTTCGCGGTGATCATTTGTCGTTACACTGAGTCTACTGACCCGACCTACGCGGACGTTGAAGAACGACTCCGTCGGCGCCCTCCGGACGCTGATGGCGGCTTCGGTGTTGTTGACGACTGAGCGCTACGCGTGTCGTTGCACGATTTGTAGCCAGAGTTTTTCGACTCCTGGTTTTTCGCATACCCAGCACGAGTTTCCGTCTGGTCGCGCAACCCATTGAACGTCGCACGCGACGCATTGCCATTGGGTTTCCACAGCGCTCGGGTCGATCAGCGGCTGTGTTGCAGTTGTCGTTTGGCGTTCGTGTCGTGCAGGTTGACTTCGAGCATGTTGTCGTAGATAGTGATGTATGGTGTAAGCGCGTAGCCACGCGGCGTCAATACCAGCTGATAGAAGGTCACGCATAGGCCTTTCCACCTTTGTCTTTGCCGATTAGTAGAGTCTTTATTTTCCGCGTCGGTGTGTTCTTGTGAAAACAAGTAATTATGACTAGGCGCCAGGCCAAGTATCGTTGGACCAAGCGATGCGCTTCCAGATGTGTGTGGTGCCGTCGTAGGTTCCAGTGCAGAAGTAATGATGCGATGTGTCATCTGCTACAAGATGGGCAACATCTCCTGCCTGCCCGAGAGACGATGTCGGAACGTTAACTCGAATGTAGGCTCTGTCACTAAGAGTCGCGATCTGGTTTCCTGGAATATTGGCATCGCTAAGAAATTCTCCATTGCTGCCGTCTAATACGACAGACTGTGGCGATCCAACATAAAGAGGCCATTCTTCACTCTTTCCAGAAATTCCTGTTACCCAGAGACCGCCCATCGCCGGGCCGTAGAGAATTCCTTCTGAGTCAAACGTCCACTGGTAGTACCACGGTGAATTGTATGTAAAGGTATATGTCTGCCCTGCCGTGAACACTGCGCCATTTGCTGTAACGGTCATCACGCCGTCAGTCGCAGTGGCAGAGTCAACAATGTAGTCGGTGCCGCCAACATTTACTGTGTAGCCAGTCTGAATATTGGCTGTGTCTTCTGCAAGAAACTCTGTTCCATTTGACACATTTTCATTCATTACGTTATTTGTAATAAACGTTGGTCTTGTAGTTATTGCGACCGCTCTGTCAGTGTCAGAAACAATGACGCTGTTTTTTTCTCCACCAAGGATTATGTTTGCGGCAGACTCATCAATATTTCCACCAGCGCGGAGGTGGACGTGATTCGGCGTCCCACCTGTCGGTTCAATAACTAGATATTGATCTGTACCAAGACCGTCGTGTGGAACAATCTGAATTGAGTCATTTAATCCCTCACCAGAGCCTTCAATTGCGTTCTCAATGTAGCCAGCTCCAGGAAGTTCAAACCTTCCTTCTGAATTCATTCTCCAGTAGTATTCAGGGCCTTCTTCAATACTATTCCAGTTAGAAGTAAATCTAATATCGTCGTTTGCGCGGAGGAGTATGTCGTCCCCGCCTGCTTCAATAAATACGTCGTCGTCTGAAAAAATTCTTACATCAAGGTCTTTGCCTTCAATGTTGACTGCGCCAGTATTATAGTCAACTTCTATTTTTGATTTATACGTGTACACGAAGTTAAGTTGACTGAAAGTCACAGGTTCTGCTGGAGGCGTACCGCCAGAAAGGAAAATAGTTACGCCGCCGCTGCCTACAGTGCATCCACTGTAGTAACCAGCAAATTCTTCGTCAACATAGATTCTTGTTCTACTTGCAAAGTCTAGTACAGAAGAAATAAAATCAACTACGTCTACTTGATCATCAAGCTGTATTTTATGTGACTCAGGGTTGTCACTGAGCCAAGTTCCTTCACTCCAGTGATTGCTTGTCGCATAAAAGGCCGTGTCATTTTCAGAGCCATATGCTTCAATTCTTGCTGCATTGTTACCTGGGTCTAAAACCAGTTGTGCGCCCACTTCATCGGCGTTGTT